GCGACTACATCATGGAAAGTGAGGCACTAATGACAGAAGAAATTAAAAAACCAAAAATAAAAATAGATAATAACCAAATAGATAAAGGAATACCAAATAAAGATATTCCTAAAGTTGGAAATAATGATGGTTGGTATTCTTTTGATGGTTATAAAATTTTTATTAATAAAGTAAAATTATTTTTGGAAGATAGGTTTAATACAAAAATTATACCTAATTTTAATTTAGTTTATTATCCTAAAAATGGATATATGAACTGGCACACTAATTCAGATGATCCTTGTACTAGAATTTATTTAGTAAGAGCAGAAGAAAACCCATTAAGTGAAATGAGGTTTGAGGATAGAGTTATTAAAGATGACCCATTGTGGTCTTTTAATGTTTTTAAAATAGAAGATAAAACTTGGCATTGTGTAAATGCCTTAACATCAAGATTAAGTTTAGGTTTTCATTATCAAGGAAACCTTAATGTAGAACAAATAGGAGAAAAACTAAGATGACTAAAGCTCGAGATATTGCTGACTTTAAGTTTGAGAACATAACTGACACGGGTACTGAGGGAACGAAAGTAGCTGCAGGAACTACTGCTCAACGAGGCAGCACAACTGGTCAATGGCGATTTAATTCTACAACTGGATTTTTTGAGGGTAGAGATGGGTCTGGTAATTTTCTTACACTTGAACCTACACCAGTTGTTTCATCTGTTGATGTCACAGAAGTTGCTAGTGATGCAGGAGGAAATGAAACTTTTGTAATTACTGGTAATAATTTTTCTTCTGGTGGCTCAGTTTCATTTATTGGTTCCTCAGCTAATTTCAACGCAACAACAACGACTTTCAATAATGCAACACAAGTCACAGCAGTTGCGCCAAAAGCAAGTTTCTTAAATGCACAAGAGCCATATAAAATAAGATTTACTACAGCGAGTGGTGTAGCAGGAACCTCGGCAACTGGAGTAATCAATGTTGATAACGCGCCTAGTTTTTCGACAGCTAGTGGATCAGTTGGAACTTTAACAAATGGCGACAGAGCGGGATCAAACTTAACAACTATTGCTGCAACGGATCCAGATGGAGACAGCGTATCTTTAGCTGTGCAATCTGGTTCTTTGCCTACTGGACTTACTTTTAATTCCAATGGCACATTTTCTGGAACTGCAAACGCAGAAACATCAAACACAACATACAACTTCACGATCAGAGCGACAGCAGGAGGTAAAACCACAGACAGAGCATTCACAATTACAGTAAATGCGCCTGCATATTATGCCTTTACTTCTGTTGGAACTTCAACATGGAATGTTCCTGCCTCTATTCAAGGCGCATCAGCAAGAATATTAGTTGTTGCTGGAGGAGGAGCTGGAGGTAGAGCTGGCGGTGGAGGTGCTGGTGGTGTTTTAGAACACACTTCATTTACACTAGGAACATCACACTCTGTCACTGTCGGTGGAGGTGGAACTGGCTGGACATCAGATAGTAATAACTCTTCTTCGCAAAAAGGAGGAGACAGTTTTTTTGGTTCACTTCAAGCTATGGGTGGAGGTGGAGGAGGATATTCTCAATCCAATGGTTTCTCTGGTGGTTCTGGTGGTGGACACGGATTTAATGGTACATTAAGCGGAGGTGCTTCAACACAAACCTCAAACAATGGCGGAACTGGTTATGGAAACGCGGGTGCTACTGGCTCATCTGGATCAGCTAACGCTGGCGGTGGTGGAGGAGGTGCAGGAGCAGTGGGAAATTCTGCGTCTTCATGGACAGGCGGAGCAGGGAGATTATTTTCTGAATTTACTAACTACGGAACCAACTCATCTAATGGCACATCTGGAACGAGAGGGTACTTTGCAGGCGGTGGCGGTGGCGATGGTCATGGCTCTACTAGATTTGCAGGAGGTGTCGGAGGTGGTGCGGCAGGCGCAGGCAGAAATACTGGTAGCAACTGTATAGGATTAGCTAATACTGGAGGTGGAGGCGGTGCAGGTCACTATGGCAATGGCTCCTCAACTAATTTGAATGGCGGTTCTGGTATTGTAATTGTAAAAGTTTAATGAAAGTGCTGCTGACTATGATTATGTGCAGCGGCTTACAAGGAATGTGTTTAACTCCACATCCTCTCTCTTACCATGACACTATGTATGATTGTTTAATGAGTGGTTATGAAGAGGCATCCAAAAAACAAATTGAAGTAGGTAGAGAAGAAACAAAGAAACATGAAATCTTTGTAAAGTTTTCTTGTACCTGGGAGAGAGTAAATGAAATCTAAAAGAAGATCTACTAAGTCTAATGTTGAAGACGCAAATGGTATAAGAATTTCTTACCATGAAAAAGTGTGCGCTGAAAGAATGAAGACTTTATTTAAAGCAATAGACGAAATGAAATCAGATATTAAAAGTTTGAAAGAAGATATGAATAGAGGAAAAGGAGCAGCAGCTATTATAATTTTAATTGGAGGTTTAATTGGCTCAATCTTCTACTTCTTTCAGAAATAGAAAAACCCGAGCTGTAGGTTTATCTAACGAATTATTAGCAGCTGCAGAGTTTGCTAAAGATCCAGACTTGATTGTGTTTGTACCAGTAGGCGGAACTGGTCCCATAGATATTTTAACTTTGAACACTAAGACAAAGGAGATCAATACTTATGATGTTAAGACACAAAACTTCCGTAGCAATGGATGGAAGATTTCAAGAGGTAGAACCGCTGAACAAAAGAGACTAGGTGTTAAAATACTTAATTTTGACCCGAAGAACATATAGGATTTTATGGAAGACATTAAAGAAAGAATTAAGCAACACGAGGGATTTAGGCGTTCTATATATTCCGATAGCCTTGGTTTTGCTACAATTGGTTATGGTCATCTGGTACTGGATACCGATAACTTTGTTGAGGGTGTGGAGTATTCTAAAGAAGAGCTTGACGCTGTGTTTGATAAAGATTTTGAAATTGCTTTAAGCTCAGCAGATGAGCTGCTGGCAGATATAGATCCCAACGAAAAATTTACTACGATCAGAGGAATAATTTGCGAGATGTGTTTTCAACTTGGAAAGCCTCGAGTAAGTAAATTCAAAAAAATGTGGGAGGGTATAAGAGCTGCAGATTATAATAAAGCTGCAGATGAAATGATTGATAGTGCATGGCACAAACAAACAACTAAGAGATGTGAAGAACTTGCTGGAATAATGAGGAGCTGCGCATGATGTGGAATGTAATAAGTCAAGTAATTGGAACTGGTTTTAAAGTAATGAAAACTAGATCTGAAACAAAACAAATGCAAGCTCTTGCTGAGCAAAAGCATTATGAAAAAATGGTTGAGGGTAAGATCCAATATGAAGTAGCTAAACAAAACGCTATGGATAACTCATGGCGTGACGAGTGGTTTACTGTGATCTTGTCACTTCCTCTACTGATTGTTTTTGGATCTGTGTTCTTTAACAAACCAGAGTGGATTGAAAAATTAAAAGAGGGATTTGAGACTTTGAACCAGCTCCCCGATTGGTATATTTACGCGCTACTTGCTGCCATCGCGAGCAGTTTCGGAATGAAAGTCACGGATCTAGCTATTAAAAAATTTAAGAAATAATGGCTCGTATAAAGTTTGATGTAAATAAGCTGCCACATGAGAGGATCCCAAAGAAGACTAGCATAGGAAGAAGACCCAAATTTTCTAGTATGAACAAACATAAGAAGAGAACCTGGAAAGCTAAGAATAGAGGTGGAATGTGAAAGATCAAATATCTGTATCGGATAACAGTAAGATCAGCCTCCCAGTTAGGAACCTTTTAGCTTTACTCGCGGCAACAGCTTTTGGAATTTTTGCATATACCGAGATTACCTCCAGGCTAAATTCTCTTGAAAACTCCAGAACTATTATGGAGGCAGATCTAATTACTAAATCAGATCAAAAAATTGTGGATCAAGAGCAGTTTCTTTTGCTTGAGATGTTAAGTACATCCCAGGAGAATACAGATGCTGAGATGCACGCAATGAGAAACAATACAGTAGAACTTAATAGAGCTATGAAAGACATAGAAGAAATGAAGAAAACAATAGAAATTTTAAAAGATAAAATTAGAGCAAATGGGAGCCATTAATGGAGCAAGTAGTTATAGCCTTACTTATGATGATAAACAACGAGATCAAGGAGGCAAGAATACAGCCATCTTTAAGTGATTGTTTAAAAGGTAAGAGGCACGCAATGAGAGACTTGGATAGCAAATCAAAGGTATCTTATTCTTGTGTGAAGAGCCTGGCTGAGCTTGAGAAGAATATCGATGGCTCGCTTTCAATTAAAAAACTAATAATGGAATGATGATAGATAGATTTATATATAAATGTTTTGCTGCTTTAGACAGCTTATCCAACTTCTTATTTGGCTGGATGGAACCTAAGTATTGTCAATG